CTGCATGGTGCCGGTCATAGTCATACCCGTACTCAACCGATATGACCTACTTGAACGATGTATCAGAACAATCGACTATGCGGTCGAGCATCTGATCATCATCGACAATGGCGGAATGATTGAGAACGATTGTTTGTCGTTGCCGAAGAACTCAAACATTGAGAACCGATACATCTTGGATATGCCGAGCAATCTTGGTGTGGCGACATCTTGGAATCTTGGTATCAAGATGACACCGTTCGCACAAGGTTGGATTCTGCTCAACTCGGACGCATTCTTCGAGCGTGGCGAACTTCAAAAGTTCTACCGTGAATGCCACACAGACGAGATACATCTGGCAGGTCAACCAGGTTGGTGTTGTGCGTGGATCGGCTCACAAGTAGTCAAAGATGTCGGCTTGTTTTGTGAGGCGTTTCATCCGGCGTACTTTGAAGACAACGACTATGAGCGTCGCGCATTGCGCATGGGCAAACAGATAACCAGATCGCAGGCGATCGTCTATCACGACAACTCATCCACGTTGCAATCCGACCCGACATTCATCGCAAAGAATCAGGCAACCTTCGAATCGAACCTTGAGTTGTTCAAGTTGCGCAATGTGCGTCTTGATGCTGGTGAGTGGGATTTGCAACGGCGTATTGATTTGAGTTGGGATTGATGAGAGTCTTTGACTGCATTCTGTTTAACCAAGAACACGACATGCTTGAATGCCGACTGTCAGAACTTGGCGATGTTGTAGACAAGATGATCATTGTTGAATCGTCAACGACTTTCATGGGTCAACCTAAACCACACGGTATTGATCTTGACAGGTTCTACAAGTGGCGCGACAAAATCCACTACGAAACATTTGAACCGAACCCGCACCAGTTAGGTTGGGCGGCTGAACACGCACAACGCAACCATCTGTTTGTCGCATTGCAAGAGTTCACACCGGAAGCCGATGACATCGTGACCGTTGCCGACTGTGACGAGATTTGGAATCCAGCCGACATCGAGATACTGAAAGAAGGTTGGCATGGTTACATCATGAAGCGTCTTGTCATGTCTGCGTATTGGCGTCTCAGCGATGAACATACGATGGTCGCAGGTCCTTACGGGCAACGCGCTGGTGGTGCGCAACACATGAGATCCAACCGTGAACGGCTACCCAACTTGCGGTCAGGTTGGCATGTGTCTTGGATGGGCGGACCTGAGTGGGCTGCGAACAAGATGCGATCGTTCTCGCACCAAGAACTCATGGTTGATGATCCTGATGTGTTCATGGCTGAGAACTATCGGATTGGTCGCTCGATACGCGGCGAAACTCTTTGGGAAGTAGAGATGGATGATTCATATCCTGCTTATATTCGTGAAGGTTTCGCACCTGAATCTTGGTATCGGAGACGTCAAATATGATTGCCGGTATGCAACCGTTCCCGTCTTGGTTGCCTGGTGATGAAGATTCTGGGTTCTCTGTGCGATTGCCATCGGAATCTGTGGCGACGGTAACTGCCGTGAGTCAAAAGTATTGGGATCGATTTGGTGAAGGGTTTGTTGCATCAATCGAGAATCTGAGTGTGAAACCTCAGGAAGTGATTTTGGTGACTCGTGCCAGAGTTGATGTGCCTGATTCGTGGACGATTGTGCCGTATTGGGATGACCGTATTTGGCCCGCTGTGAACGTCGGCGTTCGTGAAGCCAAATCTGAATGGGTGATGCAGTTGCCTGTCGACGATCTTCTTGACCGACATTTCTATAACCATCTTGTACTTGAAGGTGATGCCGTGAATGTTCGTGGTCGTTGGGATGGCGGATTGTGTTATGGCACACCAGAACAGTACGACAATTTGTTAAATATGCGAAACAACGGTATGCCAGGTCAAGCAATTATTCGTCGTAAGGTTTGGTTGAAGTACCCGTATCGTGCGCACAAATATGCGGATTGGGTTCAATGGTGCGAACTAAGAGCGCACAATGTTCCGGTGACATTTGATTCGCGATGTGTTTGGACTTGGGTTCGGCACGATGATGCAACCACTCTTCAACCTGATCATCAAGCTGAGCGAGATGTCATTGCGTTCTGTAACTGGTTAAAGGCTGGGCGTGTCATTCCTGGTGAGGAGTGGCCTCCGAAGTTAATTGAATGATTCTTACCGATTTGAGAGATCGCCACAAAGGCGAAGAGATATGGGTGTGCGGTTCTGGTCCGAGTATGGATTGGGTGACGCCACAGTTCTTTGACGGCAAAGTGGTTGTCGCAATCAATTTGGTTGGCGACCAGTTTGGGATAGCGGATTATTACACCGCAACGAACTATTCAACGCACTACCCTGACATCGCAAAACTTGTCAAAGACAACCCGCATCGAATCATTGTTTGTCCCGATATGAACCTTGAAGCAAGCGATATGACGCCGACTCATCCTGGGTCCGGCAACCACATAACCTTTAGACCGCATCCACCATTTTGGCGACCTGATATTGGTTGGCCAACCGATCCAGATATTCTTGTGTCTGGAGGTACTTCTTCGCATATCGCGATGCACCTTGCCTGCTATATGGGTGCTTCACAAATCAATCTGATCGGAGTTGATAACGGGTTCATCAATAAGCAAGGCAACTTCAAAAACTATAGAGCGGCAACGGCTGTCAATCCTGAAGGTTGGAGTCAATGGTTCCCGATTGTCGTCAACAAGTTGCGCGAGTTGTATGGAGTAAGATTCTTCAGACTTCAGCCATCTAATTGACGGCTATGCGAACCGACAGTTCTGGGCTTACAGTTCGGCGACGACACGAGTGTTCACCGCAGGTGATTCGTTCGTATGCGAAATAGATGACATCGCAGGCACAGCATTAACACTTCAAAGTCAAACAAACGCAGACGGCAACTTCGATGTCACCTGGTCGCCATCCGATTATCAACTAGAACCAGTGAACGGAATCTTGGACGGATTGACTGTTCCGTACACACGGATCCGCGCAGTCGGCGATTACCTGTTCCCAACATTGAACACAAACTTCGGTCAAGAAGCATTGGTCAGACTGACCGCCATCTACGGTTGGCCTGCCGTACCTGAACCGATCACGCAAGCGGTGATCATTCAGGCATCGAGAATCTTTAAGCGTTACGATTCACCGCTCGGCGTTGCCGGCTTCGGAGATTTGGGTGCGATACGAGTGACACGCGCACTCGACCCAGACGTCGCACAACTTGTCGAGCCATATCGCCGAATGCGGATGTTTGCATGAGCGCAACAGTCACCGAACTAAAGAACGGCATCAAGACTCGGCTTGAAACAATCACAAACCTTCGCGCCTACGCACAACAACCCGACCAAGTAAACCCATCGGTCGGCGGTATCGCATGGCCGACCTTGGAGTCGATCACCTATCACGGTGCAATGCGAGCAGGCTTGGTCACACATGTCTTCACGGTCAGTGTGATTGTGGGTCGTGCAGCCGAACGCACAGCACAAAACCTTATGGACACTTACCTGTCTTATGACGGTGGGATTCGTGCCGCCATCGAAGCCGACACAACCCTCGGCGGATACGCCAAAACATTGATCGTCGAAGAAGCATCCAACATCACAACCGTTGACGCGAACGACACAACCTATCTGACAGTCGATTTCCGTGTCGTGGTGTACGCTTAACCTATGGCGAAATATCAGGTGGTCGAAGGCTTCACGGTTCTAGACAAACAATATCCAGCCACTATTGATGGCAACGAAGTTGACCATCTAGACTCTCTACTGGCATCGGGTCGCATTGTTCTGGTGGCAGAAAAATCAACTTCTATCGCCGACAAGGCAGGAGATAAATAATCATGGCAAAGTTAGTTCTCACAAACTCAGTAGTCACACTCAACGGCACAGATATTTCCAGTGACGTGGCAGCAATTACGCTAAGCACTACAGCAGCAGAGGTACCAACAACAAACTTCGGCAGTGGTGGTGCAGTAACTCGCGTCGCAGGCTTGATTGACAACTCGGTGACACTTTCACTTCACAACGAATACTCATCAGTCGAAGGCTTGATCTATCCGCTTGTTGGCTCGACAGCCGTGACCATGGTTATCAAACCAGCAGGCACAGCCGCAGCAGGCACAGCTTCACCTCACTACACCTTCTCGGTTCTCGTAACCGAATGGTCGCCAGTGAACGGTGCTGTCGGTGAATTGAACACAGCCGATGTAACTTGGCCGATCAGCGGAACAATCAC